CCGTCACCATCTTTTTTTGCTGTGGTTTCTTTGTCTTTGCCGCTACGTACATCTTCAAGTTCTTTGGTTACATCGGTAGTAGCTTTATTTTTACCAGTTACGGTATCATTAAACTTTTCTTTACTTTCTTTGCTCTGTTTAGCTAGTTTTTCTGTTAAGGTTAACTGCTTCTCTGCTTTTGAGTTATTAGGTACAGCCATGTTAGACTCCTAAAAGATTCTTTAACGGCCCACCTTTTGGTACATATATTGTTGCACCTGATTTAAAATCGTATATTGGATCTTCCATAGTGTCCATGTTACGTTGACAAAACACCCACCACAAATTTGGATTGCCATACATATCGTATGCTAGTAAATCTGGACGTTGATGATACTGAGGTTCAATTGTGTATTGTGCATCATCCGCCTGTGCAGGTATGGTTCTAATTTTAAAAAATCCTAAATGGTCTCTGGTTTGGCTCATAGGTGTGTTTTTATAAGGACTTGATTGTTTGTACTGCATTAAATAAATCCTCCATCACCAACATATCCACCCTTGACATATTTGTTTAAACTAAATTGCTCAACTTCTCTTCTGCTGTAGATTGGCTGTACTGTAACTGTGATTAAACTCTGTGCAGGTGCCCAACCTATGTTGTTTGCTCTTTTATCTGTTGCCTTCTGTTTTGCATCTGGATGGGTAGGTGGAACTTCATTTACTCCTTGTGGATGACCTGTTGCGATATAATCAACATCTTGTGGAAGGTCAATTGTAAACTGTGTAATAATTACAGGTACTTTATTAAAAATATAATCACCGTAACCACTTAGGTGTACTACTGGAGGTGGTGCTCCAAGTGTTTCTGCTTCTCCACCATAAAACATTTTTGTCATGCTTCTTAAATAATGTAAAGCACTTACCCAATACTGTGCTTCTATACCATTTTGTACAAAAAAGTCTCCAGTTATAACCAACTGATCCACTTGTGAATTCTGGTATGCAAAGTAAGGATAATTAGTATGTGTAGGGGCCATTGTATTGTAATTGGCGCTGTGTGCCACAATAATAGTTGGAGTATATGGAAAAACTAATCCGCCAGTTTTCTGCAAGTTTGCTAACATGGGAGCTGTTTTGAAAGGCTCAATATTAGGTATACTTAATTTAACACGCCAATCTTGTTCAACTGATTTTCGAAATGTTGCAGATGCGTTTGCTTTAATACCATCAAGCCCTGGCATTCCATCTACTGGAATGTTTTTACTACGCAAAAATTTACCCATTCCAGTACCGTCAAGGAATGCTTTCATTCCCTCAGGGGTACCTTGTGCTACAGCAGTTGGATCTGAGCCACCTTTATTTCCAGGTGACATATCAAATTCATTTGCACGTTCACGATCAGTCATGCCATCTGCACGTACTATATTATCGGATGAAATTCTACCGCCTCTAAATGTTGTCATTTTGGTTAACTCCTACAAGTATTTAGTTGACTTTTTTAACTGCGTAGTTTATAATAATGTATTATTTAAGGTTTGGAGAAAACAAATATGAAAAGAGTGAACTATCTCAACAACAGAGATATCCTAGCAGAAATACATAAGTCAAAAAATACGTTTTGTAGTTATACAGACGATGATTTTGCACAATATGATATAATTTTGCCTAGTATTGATAAAATTAACATAAGAACTATAGCAGATGCTAAAAGAAACCAGGCAAAACGCATTGGTTTGAAGGAATATGAGTCAAGGAAAGAAGCAGGAGAGAAGGTTAAGCAGGCTGATTGTGCCGTAGACTACAGAAAAATAGCTAAAACGGATGTAATATTTAGAATTATGACCTATGACCACATTCCAGAAGAAAAAGGTAGAAAGAAAAATCCTAAAACTGTGGCAGATACCAAAACAAAATTAAATTTTCCACCATTTCAACATTACAAGTTTAATGATAAAGATGAACTTGTTTGTGTAGGCAAAAGCCATTGGGAAGGTGGTATGGATAACGGATACTTCAACAAGGCCCACGGAATGGCAACAAATAAACTTGCTTTGATGTGGATGAAACTTTGTGAACGTTATGCAACAAGAGGTAACGTTCGAGGTTACACATACAATGATGAAATGAAAGGACAAGCTATTCTTCAATTAACACAGATTGGCTTACAGTTTGATGAATCAAAATCAAACAATCCTTTTGCTTACTACACCGCGGCCGTTACAAATTCATTTGTAAGAATTATCAATATCGAAAAACGTAATCAAAACATACGTGATGATATTTTAGAAATGAATCACATGAATCCATCCTTTACCAGACAGAATCAAGGTCAATGGGAGAAGAGTGTGGAACGTCAAAACGCAAAGGATACTTCGGAAAAATAAAATTTGACTATTTTGTTTTTATCGTGTACAATATAGGAAATTGTGAGGATTAGGTTTGTTTAAGAAAGCGGCAGTATTTACAGACATACACTTTGGTTTGAAATCAAACTCAAAGGTGCATAATGATGACTGTGAAGAATTTATTGATTGGTATATAGAACAAGCAAAAGAAAACGGTTGTGAAACTGGAATATTTTGCGGTGACTGGCATCATAATAGAAACAGTCTGAACATTACGACCATGGACGCAACTATTAGAAGTCTTGAAAAGCTAGGCAAGGCTTTTGAAAAGTTTTACTTCTTTCCTGGTAATCACGATTTATACTACAAAGACAAAAGAGATATTAATTCAATCGACTTTGCAAGGCATATTGAAGGCATTACAATGGTCAATGAGATGATGACCGAAGGTGATGTAACACTTATTCCTTGGCTAGTTGGAGATGAATGGAAAAAGATTCCTAAGATTAAAAGCAAATACATATTTGGTCACTTTGAACTTCCAAACTTTTATATGAATGCTATGGTACAGATGCCTGACACAGGAGAACTACAAGCAGATCATTTCAAAAACCAAGAATATGTGTTTAGTGGACACTTCCATAAACGTCAAGTAAAAGGTCCTGTTCATTATATAGGTAATGCACTTCCTCACAATTACGCAGATGCCTGGGATGATGAACGTGGTATGATGATACTTGAACATGGAGGTGAGCCACAGTATTTAAACTGGTGGAACTGTCCTAAATATAGAACAGTAAAACTTTCTAGACTACTAGATGAAAAAGATACACTAATAAAAAGCAAAATGTATCTACGTGTTACACTAGATTTGCCTATTAGTTATGAAGAAGCAAACTTTATCAAAGAAACTTTCATGAAAGATTATAATTGCAGAGAAATTTCACTGATTCCTAACACACAGGACGAAGAAATTAATTCTGATATAGATATTACAAAGTTTGAAAGTGTAGATGAGATTGTTGCTAAAGAAATTGAAGCTATCGAATCGGATAGTTTTGATAAAAGTAAACTACTTGCAATATATAGAGATTTAAGCAAAGATGATTAAGATAAAAAGCCTTACAGTTAAGAATTTTATGAGTGTAGGTAACACTACACAAGGTGTAGACTTTAACAAACAACAACTAACGTTAGTGCTTGGCGAAAACTTAGATCAAGGAGGTGACGATTCTGGTTCACGTAACGGTACAGGTAAGACAACAATTATTAATGCGTTGTCATATGCCCTGTACGGCCAAGCACTAACGAACATTAGGCGAGATAATTTAGTAAACAAAACTAACAACAAGGGTATGTTGGTTACACTAACGTTTGATAAAGATGGTAAAGAATATCATATTGAAAGAGGACGTAAACCTAATACACTAAAATTTAAGATTGATGACAAAGAGCAAGAGCTTACAGATGAAAGCCAAGGTGATTCACGTAAGACACAAGAAGATATTAATAACTTGTTAGGTATGAGTCATGATATGTTCAAGCATATTGTGGCACTTAATACGTACACAGAGCCCTTCTTAGCACTTAAGAACAACGATCAACGTGCTATTATAGAACAGTTACTTGGTATTACACTACTTTCTGAGAAAGCTGATTTACTGCGAGAACAAATACGTATCAATAGAGATAGACTTACTGAAGAAAATGCTAGAATATCAGCAGTAAAAGACAGTAATGAAAAGATAAAAGAAAATATTGAAAGGTTGCATAGCAGACGCAAGGCTTGGATTGCACAAAATAAACAAGATTGTGAGAAACTTGCAAAAGCAATCAAGGAACTTGAACATTTAGATATCGATCAAGAACTAGAAGATCATGAAAAATTAGAAAAGTGGACTGAAAACAGTAAACATCTTACAAACCTAACCAAAGAGAAAGCAACTGTTGAACGTGCATTAGAACAAGCAGACAATAACGTAAACAAACTAGGTAAAGATCTTGATGATCTTGAAACTGCAAAATGTTATGCTTGTGGTCAAGACTTACATGATGACAAACTTGAAGAAATGAAAGATAAACTGCAAAAAGATTACGGTGATGCTCATGTTTATCAAACTACAATGGCAGAAAAAATGGCCAAGGTAGAAGAAAAACTATCTGAGCTAGGAGATCTTGATGCTAAACCAAACACTTTTTATGAAACTGCCAAAGAAGCATATCAACATAGAGGTAATGTTGAGAGTCTAACTAAAAGTTTACAAGAAAAAACAGATGAGCTTGATCCATATCAAGAACAAATTAAGGATTTAGAAGAAACTGCGATACAAGAAGTAAACTGGGATACTGTAAATGAACTTAACAGTACTAAAGAACATCAAGACTTCTTATATAAACTATTAACAAACAAGGATAGCTTTATACGTAAGAAAATTATTGATCAAAATTTAGCATACTTGAATAATAGACTTACATACTACTTAGACAAGCTAGGACTTCCGCATACAGTGGTGTTTAAGAATGATCTAAGTGTTGAAATTACACAGCTAGGACAAGACTTAGACTTTGATAACCTAAGTAGAGGTGAACGTAATAGACTTATACTTGGTATGAGTTGGAGTTTCCGTGATGTATGGGAAAGTTTATATCAAAACATCAACTTATTGTTTATTGATGAGCTTGTTGATAGTGGTATGGATGCAAATGGTGTTGAAAACAGTATGGGCATACTTAAGAAGATGGGTAGAGAGCGACAAAAGAACATTTATCTTATATCGCACAAAGAAGAACTAGCAAGTCGTGTAACAAACGTACTAAAAGTTATCAAGGAAAACGGATTTACATCTTATGATAATGATGTAGAAGTAATGCAATGATTTATGATATTGGATAAGATAAAAGCACGTGGCGAAGAGATGGCTCCTTTAGAAGGACATGATAGATTACAGTATCTTATTGACATAGCAAGAGAAGTACCGCCATTAGATGACAAAGATAAAGTAGATGAAAACAAAATCAGAGGTTGTGCAAGTAATTTATGGGTAGTATGCAAGGTAAACGAAGACGGTACTATGTCTTACAAACATGATGCAGATGCTTGGATCACAAAAGGTACTGCAAAAATACTGGTTGATCTTTTAGACGGTGAAGATCGAAGTGCAATAGCAGACTTAACATTAGAAAGTTTTGAAGGTTTGGGTATAAGAAACCTTTTAACAATGCAAAGACAAGTTGGCTTTGGCAGTTTAGTAGAACGTATGATAGGAGTAGCAAAAAATGGATAAAAGAGTAAACGATATTTTAAATTTAGAGAAAGCCAGACAACTGTCTACAATAGAATTGATTGCAAGTGAAAACTTTGCATCAGATGATGTAATGGCTTTGGCAGGTTCGGTATTTACAAACAAATACGCAGAAGGTTATCCGAGTGCAAGGTATTACAATGGTTGTGAACACATGGATAGCATAGAACAATTAGCAATAGATCAATTAAAAGAATTATATGGCTGTGAATTTGCAAACGTACAACCACATTGTGGTGCAAATGCCAATACTGCAATATATCTTGCGTTTCTGAAACCAGGAGATACAATCTTAGGTATGGATCTTGCAAGTGGAGGACATCTAAGTCATGGTGCAAAGGTTAATATATCAGGAAAAGTTTATAATGCACATCATTATGGTGTTAATGAGAACGGTTGGTTAGACTATCCTGCCATTATGGCACAGGCAAAAGAACTAAAACCTAAAATGATCATAGCAGGTGCTAGTGCATATCCAAGAACAATAGACTTTAAAATGTTTAGAGAGATTGCAGATGCCGTTGGAGCATACTTACTAGTTGATATGGCACACTATTCTGGACTTATTGCCGGTAATGCCTATCCAAGTCCTGTACCTTACGCAGATTTTGTAACAAGCACAACACATAAAACTCTTAGAGGTCCAAGAGGTGGAATAATTTTATGGAACAATCCTGATTATACTAAAAAGATCAATAGTGCAATCTTTCCAGGTACCCAGGGAGGACCTTTAATGAATATTATTGCCGCGAAAGCACAGGCATTCATTGAAGCAAACACTGACGAATTCAAAGAATACTCACAAAAGGTTGTTGTTAATGCAAGAGCAATGGCAAAAGTATTTAAAGACAGCGGATTTAAATTATTAACTGACGGAACTGACAGTCATATACTGTTATTGGATCTAAGCGATACTAAATGGTCAGGAAAAGATGCCGCAAACCTGTTAGAAGAAAATGGTATTACAGTAAATAAAAACGGAGTTCCAAATGATCCAAGATCTTTTGTTGAAACAAGTGGTATCAGAATTGGTACTGCCGCAGAAACAACTAGAGGTCATGATGAAGAGTGGTTCAAAGGACTTGCAGGAAAAATTGTAACATTACTAGCATGACAGACGATACACACGATAAATTAACCAAAGCATATCTAGAATATTTCAAAGCCAACGAGGCTTGGGAAGTACGCAAGAGTGAACGTACCAAAAGATCTGCTAGAAAATGGTTAAGCGAAATACGTAGGCTATGTAGTGAACGCAGAGTTGAGATCATAGAAGAATACAAAGCCAAAAAAGAGACACCTAGCGATGATACTGAGTAAGTATCATTATGCAATGGACATATCAGGGTAAAATAGTAGAAGAACTACCAGAAGACTGTGAAGCATTTGTCTACTTAATCACAAATACAACCAACGATCGCAAATACGTAGGAAAAAAACTAGCAAAATTCAAAAAGACTAGGCCGCCTTTGAAGGGCAGGATAAACAAACGTAGAAGCAAAGTAGAAAGTGACTGGAGAGACTATTGGGGATCTTCAGATCAACTACAAGAAGACGTAAACCAGATAGGCGAAGACAAATTCACAAGAGAGATATTATACTATTGTCCAAGCAGAGGCGTAGCAAGTTACTTAGAGGCAAGAGAACAGTTTGAAAGAAGAGTCCTAGAGAAGGACGAATATTACAATGGTATTATCAACGTCAGAGTCGGCGGATCCAAAGTACTACGAGAAGCATTAAAAGGCAAATAACATAACAACATTGTTTGGTCGGGGTAGCTCGACCCGTATTGAGGTCACGAAGTATGACCGGAACTTACGAGTTGTAAGGGTAAGCTAACTAAAGGCTTAAAAGATGTGGCTCTGTGAAACAGATACAACCACAGCATTAATATATTTTGCTTAACAAGGGTATATTAATGTTCCGAAACTATGCGAAGGCTAGGGTAGGGAGTTGGCGGGTTTCCGCTTCCGTACATATTATTATGTAATCCTTTTTGTTAAGATGGTGATCTCATCTCACATGATGTAACCAATCTTTGCCCGGAGACGGGCGAAGTATGGCTCAACTATCTACATGATGCAAAGTGCTAACGCACTTATTATTATCACATACAAATAAATTGTTTGAGTGTAAACGAAAACAAAGATGAGCTTTAGCTCATCTACTAATGCAAATCCGGATCGCGTCCGTAACGAAAAGCATCACTATCGTATACAGCAACTTGTTCCACTTTGTATTCTTTATGTGGATTTGCGTCCTTTAATTGTTGTATAACCATATCTGCTTCTAGCATATCACTACATTGTGTTAAAGGTTCAGAGTTGCCAATCTCAAAAACATTATATCTCGTCTGAGGCATAAGAGTATTTACGGGGTGTGTTCGACGAATTATGTATAAATATAAAGTAACAGGAGACTAAACCATGAAAATAACACAAATAACAAGCGAAAACGTTGTTAGCGAAGCTCCTGGTGGTTCTGCGTTAGGCAATATAGCACGTAAGGTAGGTGCAAAAGTGGCTGGCGCCGTGGGTGCCAAAGGCACCGCCGCTGGAATGACTGGAAAGCTAGACGCAAATCAACGTGCTAAAGAAATATTCACACAGTATCGTCAATATATGGGACAAACAGGTGGTAATCCTAAAGCACCATCTATCAATTCATTACAGGACTTTATGCAGAAACAAGGTCTTTCTACAACAAGACTAAAAGGAATGCAAGGACAAATTACTCCTAAACAGGTTGATGATATTTTACAGAAAACTGCACAGGATACTTTCAAAGGTGATCTCGGAAAACAACAAGCAGGAACAGATGCTGATAGTCCACAAACACTAGGACAAAAATTTGGCGGTGGCTCTGCACCAGCAGGTGGAACTAGTCAAGCAGGACAACCTGCGGCAGGCGGTAAAGCTATTCCGGGTAACATACAAAAAGCGATTGACAGTTTGAATGACAAGCAGAGACAAGAACTAGCAAAATTATTGTAAGGAAAAAACAGTGAAGTTAGGCGAAGTTACAAACTATAATTTAAAATCACAAACAATACTAGCAGAAGGTTGGCAAGATCTTAACGAAGCACAACGTATCTACGTTGGCAAATGGGAAAGAGAAGTTTGGCCTTTAGTAGAAAGCATCAACACTTTATTTGAAGCTGAACTAACTGCTAAACAAATTGATGGCATCTTTGGTAACGCAGAGAAAGTTGCTATTGACAGTGGTGATAATAAAACTGCACTTGGTAAAGCAGGAGCAGTGGTAGGTGACCAAGCTAAAAAATTACAAAAACAAATTGATGATTTACTTAAGGCCGCACAAAACAGCGGACCAGTAAAAAACTTTGATGCACAGTTCGAAAAACTAAAAGCAGATTTAAGAAAAAAATTAGAAGGCAATCCAATGGGCCAGAAGATCATGACTATGGTCGATGGCTATGCCGACTTTGCAAAAGGTAATCCAGCCAAGGCGGCTTTCGTAATTGGAGCAATGACTTCAGTACTTGCATTTGCAAGTGGTGGTATTGTTTCAGGTGCGGCAATAGGTTTCTTTTTAAGATTAGCAAACAACACATTAAAGGGTGATAAACTTTCAACAGCAGTAGCTAAAGGTGTTAAAGGCGCGGCAATAGGTGCACTTGCTGGTGCATTAGGTGATGCGATGGGCGATGCCGAAGCGGCTGACATGATACCTGGTGTTGATCAAGGCGATGCTGTTACTGTTTCTTCAGCAATGGACGGAGCAGAAGTAGATTCAGCCATTGAAACAGATGTAGACGCAGACGGAGGTGGTGAAACACCTGAACTTCCTAGTGTTGAAGAATTCAAAACAGATTACATCAAAGGAATGCTTGAAAAAGGAAGATTTGCCAATTACGATTTCACAGATGAAATGATTGAAAAGATGGCTGACAATGTTGATATCAATGGAACATATCCAGATGATATACAAGGAGTCAGCTTCAAAGGCAACATCATCAAAGGAAACATTTACCTTGATCCAGAAGAAGCCAAAGAGTTTCAGGCATTTATGAAAACGCAACCTGGCAGTGACATGGAGAAATTTTTCAGCAAAGAAACTGATGCTTGGTTAAAAGATAATGTTGAAGGAGCACAGGGAAGATTTGATGCGGCAGATGCCGCCAAAGCGGCAAGGGATGCCGAGATTGCGGCTGATCAAGTTTTAGACGCAGATGAAGTTAAAGGAATGTCTGATGCTGATATCCAAGCTAGAATAAAAGAGATCAACAACTCAACCAATCCAGTAACTGGTGGAAAGATTGATCCTGAGGGTAACAGCAAACTAGCAAGAGAATTAAGACAACTCCAAAGAGAACTTGGTGATAGAGAAACAGCTAATTTCTCAGGTGCAACATTAGATCCAACAGGACTAATTCAAGAATACACAGATTATCTAGACGATACAATGGTTGAAGGACCAGTGCTTGACAAGATGAAAGCACTTGCAAAATCAGGTGCAGTAGCAGTTGGCAAAACCATGGACAAAGCTGGAGAAAAGGTTGCAGGTGGTATTAGTAAGGCCGCAGGTGCAGTCAAAGGTGCAGGTAAACAGCTAGGTAATAAAATTACAAAAGAAAAATTAATGAAAACATGGACCAAGATGGGCAAACCAACTGACATGGGTTCAATAGCAAACATATTAAGTGATGCAGGATTATCAGATGAATCAATAGGTACAGTATCAGCTAACACAAAAATTCCTTTAAAACCTACAGCTAAACCAGATGCAGGTGAAGAAGATCCTAAAGCACCAACACCAGGCGGAGCAACAGCTAAACCGGGAGCAACACCAACTGACACTGATGCAGTAGCTAAAGGAGTTGATGCAAACAAAGATGGCAAAGATGACAAGACAGGCAAAGTTATACAGATGCCTGGAACTAAACCAGCAGACGGAGTTGATGCTCCTAAGAGTGGTATAGGCAAAGCAATAGGTGACAAACAACCTAAGGTACCAGGTACAGCAGGTAAAACTGCAATAGGTGACAAACAACCTAAGGTACCAGGCACAGCGAAAAGCCAAAAAGCAACAGCACCGGGAATGGATGTTGATGTACCAGGACTTGCAGATCAAATTAAAAAAGCAGGACTAGGTGATCAAATTAAAACACAATTAAGCCAACCAGCAAAAGCAGGCGGAAGTGCAGGTAGCGGAAGTGATCTTGGATCAGGAATGCAAATTGATCTTCCTACATTAGCAAGTCAGATCAG